CGCTAGTTAATTTTAGGTTTAATGTACCTATCGAAAATTCTCTTGGAATTATTTTAAAGGTTTTATTTCCGCTTGTGCTTATTAACTTCATATTAATATATAAATAAAAAACAAATATTTTGTATTGTGTAGGTATAAAAAAAGGGCTATCCATTAAGATAACCCTGATTTATAAGTAAAATTACTAATTAAGCCGTTGGATCAATTTGAACCTCAGAAGCATCATCAGTAATAACCAAAGGCGTTACAAAGTAAGGCGGTGCAGTTTCCTGTGCATTTACCGTTAGTGTGTAACCAGTTAAATCTCCCATTGCAGCACCTGTCACGATAGTTCCACCGTTTACATCGCCACCATTTTCAAGACCTACTAAAAAGAAATTACCGTTATAATCTTCAATAGCTACGTGTGGACGTGCGTGAGCGATTAATTTAAGTTCTTCCTGTGTGGCTTTATCTTGAAAAGTTAAAGTCATATTAAGTGTAGTATCATAGAAAGTTGTTCCGTTTTCTCTGCTTGAGGTAATTGCAGTCTCCATTGAACTGTTACCTTTTACATCAAACTGATACCAAGTTGGCGTTCCAGATACGGCAGTGATTTCGCCTGCCACGATTGTTGCATCCCCTAAAGTTCCGTAATCTGCAAAGTAAATGGTTTTAATACCACCAACCGCTGATTTACAAGGTACTTTACGACCGCTTGTAATTGAGCATCCCATATTTTTAAATTTTTTTAAATAAAAAAGGGTAGGCAGAACCCACCCCTTTAAATTTGATTAGTTAATTGATTATACTGTCGTTCTTAAAACGATATCAGTTACTTGTGCATACTGAACTCCTGCCGTGAATCTCATTACGACACGTACATTCTGTGAACCGTCATTTTCAGCCATATCAATTACTCGTACTTCGTTCAAGTCGCTTGTAAGACCCGTTCCGAAGAATAAATTTGATTTTTCAGCTGCAATGATCGTTCCTGCATTCGCTCCTCTTGCTGCTACAACTGGAATCCCATCAAAGAATAAAGAACCTAATGATTGGTTATTTCCTTTGTTTTCGTATCCGTTTGCTCCTACGCCACCAGATTGGAATCCACCTAATGCTCGTGTGTAAGCTCTTACAACGTCAGAGGCTGCGTAGATAATTAAATCTCCAGAACCATAAACGGCAGTTGGAATTGCGTCAGTTACCGCTCCTAAGAATCCAATAACATTGTCAGCATCTACGGCTGCTCCAGTAAGTTCTTGTGCAGCAGGCAAATCGCCATCGGCAGCTAATAAAGTTTCAAATCCATCAAACTGACCACTTGTTGCAGTTGTTCCAGACCAGATATTTTTTTCAGTTCTATCGGCTACCTTAGAAGCGACGTGAGCTAATACGAAATCAGAAAAGCTTGGTGCTAAATTATCAAAAGCACTAAAGCCCATTTGTTCAGCCTCCCAAGAATCGTGAAGTGTCTTTTTACAAATATCAAGATTTACTTGAAATTCTTCTGGTTCAAGAATTGCTTCTGTTAAAGTTAAAGTTCCTGCATCTGTTTGAAAGTCGCACGTTGCATCTTTTACGATGTCATCAGTTGCTGCTTTTTGAATTACAGATTTGTACTTTACATTCGGCATTACCGTAATGTTACCTTTGTCTAATGTGTCAGCAGATAGTAAAGCGGCAGCAATGTATTTGCCACTGAATTCGCCTGCATAACTTGTTGTTAATGATACACTCATTTTATTTAATTTAAGTTGTTATTAATTATTTAATCTTGCTCTTACTCGGTTAATAGTTGTGCTTTTTCTATTAGGAGAAATACTAAATTTCGAGATGTTTTTATTACCTTCTGGATTTGATACGATTGGATCAGCACTTGGTTCTGCTAATTCTTTTTCAAGGCTTAATTCGTGCTTAGAAAGTTCTTCCGTTAAAAGGTTTCCTAAGTCCTCGCTCAAATCTTCTTTTGGTTCTAGCATAGCTTTGATCTCTTCAATCAAAGACTTCACTTCTTCCAATTCTTCTTTAGTAGCGTAAGTCACTTCTTCTTTAGCTGCTTCAACCTCAACTTCTTCTTCTTCGGTTTCTTCAACTTCTTCTCCAGCTTCTTCTTCTTTGATTTCAGAAATAACTCCCTCTTCAACCACTACTAATAATTTACCATCTTCCAATGAATACTCCCCTATTGGTAAAGCTACTTTTTCATCTTCTGTAACGATAAACACTTCAACACCTGATTCAAATGAATCGGCTTCAATTACCGTTCCATTATCAAGTTTAGCTTGTTCTAGCTTAACTTCCTCGTTAAGGTTTAAAACATTTTTGATTTGTTCAATCACTTTGTTTGATTTCATACTTATATATAATTTAGATTAATTTAATTTGTATTTTCGTTTAACTATCCTTTTTTCTGAATTATAAACCATTCAATTCCATCTGTCCAAACCTGGATACCCTCATAAGGTTTATTTATTACATAAGAAGCGGTTACGCCATCTAAAGTTTCCGACCCTGTTGGTGTTAAATTTACCCTAGTTGCAGCCGCAAAGCCTCCGTTTGAAATGAATCTCATCACTCTGTTTGGGTGTTGTGCTGCCGTTGGTAGGTTTAAAGTCATCGTACCATTCTCACCATCCCAAGTTAATCTTATTAATTCCGCTTTCTCATATACTTCATCCTGTAAGCTTATTGTTTGACCATTTGAAACAACTAAACTAACTGGAACTATGTAATTAACTATATTTTCAATCGTACTCTGTTTGGTTGATCCATCTTGAACGACCGCTATAAGTTCCCCACCCTGTAAAGGTGTTGCTATTGGTAAAGCACTAATCTTTGAATTTGCCATTATTTCTCTAATTTATAATTATCTTCTTGTAATAAAAAACCTCCGTTTTCTAAAAGTATAAAGTTTTCGTTTTTAGAAGTCTCTCCAATTCCTTGTGCAATTATATCGCCATTACAACACTCAATTGAATAAGCGTCTCTATCCCTGCAAAGGCAACCCCTACGACCGCCATTCGGGCTTGTTCTACTTGGCGTAAATAGTTTTGACCACCTACTCATTTTCTAATTGTTTAATTTTAGCTCCAGCCCAAGTCTTAGCTGATTTGCCACCCCATAATAAAAAAGAGATAGTCCCACAGGCTTCTGTATCTTTAGGATCATAATATGCTTCTGCTCTTGACAAATAGCTAAACATTCTTTTTATAGTTTCTTTGCTTATTGGTTTTCCTTGTGCTAATTGTTGAGCCCTCACTTTACCGACTTGTGTGGCGCATTTATTATTTACAGCCTCATTAAGTTTCAACCCTCTTTTAGCGTTGTTACTTACTGAACTTGGATAGTCTGAATAGCTTTCTAATTCTACATCTTCATTTGTTAAAACCGCTATAACTTGACTAAGTAAATATTCGGCTTCGGCTTCTTCAATAGCTGCAAGTTCGTCTTTTATTGCTGCATCGTTTGGGCGTTCCATCTTATCAGCGAAATATCCTTCAATACTAAAACCTTTCACTTTACCAGTTTTTACAAACTCATTCCAGATTTTATCGTTGTTTACTTTAACACTACCAACCCAAGTTCCCAAAGGTAAATCCATTCCAAACTTTACGCTTTTATCGTGAACCTTATCTTCAACTATCCAACTTTCAACTAAGCTTAAACCTTCCAATTCGTATTGGTGTTCTAATGTTGAGTTGTTTTGTTTGCTATTCATTAAATACATTTGAGACGCTTTTAATACAGTATCTTTTGAAAAATATATGTAGTATTCATCCTCTCCGTTACGTCTGTAAATCGGCTTGTTTGGTATCAATAAAGCACCCATTAATATTCTACGTTCGCCATCAACCTCAGCTAGTTTAAATTCTTGGCTTTTTAACGCTACAAAATCCTCTTCAATAGCAGGCGATTCTACAACGCTTATAGCTTCAATCCCCAACTCGCTTTCTTCGTCTAATATCAATTCAACTATTCTCATAATAATATATAATTAAAGTTATTTATTTTTGTTTTTTAATCTATTGTTGAACCTTCCACAATATTGTTCTGTAAACTTTGTGCCGATGTAACATCGTTCGCTACAACGTATGCTTGGGTCGGTTGTTTTTCTTGACCTGCCACCGCATCAGCTAATTGATTGGTATCACTTGCTCCAACTATGTTAAAACTTGGCGGCTTTGGTGCGGCTGCTCCTCCCCCTCCACTTGGCGCACTAACTCCACCACCTCCCGATGAACTTGTACTTTTTATTGAAGCTATATTAAGGGCTGCAAAACCTGCTGCGAGACCTGCTTGCACAAATGGATATGCAGGAAATACAGTTGTGATTGGACTAAGTGCGGCAGTCGTGTAAGCGTTCTGTGTGGCTTGGATGCCACTTATTGTAGCTTGTGCAATAGCAACCCCTTTTGCAATTTTACTCCCCTTTCCTGCAATAGCACCAATTAAACCCAAGGTCTGTTGTGCCATCCCTACCTTAGCGTCTTTTACTTTTTTATTTAATTCAATTTCTTGGTCTGCCGCCTGTTGATCTCTTTCCCCTTGTTCATCATCTATTGCTTTCTCTTGTTCCGCAATCGCTTTGTCATTCTCAATATTTGTTTGCCTAGATTGTTCCATAAACTCATCCAGAGCAATTTGAGCATCTATTTTAGCTTGTGTTTCCGCATTTGCACTTTCAACAATTAATTGAAGTCTTGCAGTTTCTTTTTCTGCATACAGTAAATCTATTTGCTTTAAAGCCTCAAGTTTAGCTAACTCATCATCTATTTGTTCCGCATTAAACCTTTGGCGTTCTATTGATAAATTACTTTCTGCTTCACTTTTAGAATTTATAAGTTCTACTGATTCCCTATCTAAAGCTAAATCGTTTGCTTTCTGTTCAGAACGTAATCCTTCAACTTGAGCTAAAACACCTAAGCGATTTGCTAAGGCTTCCGTAACGGCTACTTGATTTTCAATAGAGTTATTTTTAGCGGCATCTGCTTGGGCTGAGGCTAATTGTGCATCAGCTGTCAAAATCATTGCTTTCTCTTGACTTTCTAAAACCTCTAATAAATCGTCATTTGCTTTTTTACGATCTGTAATTGAGTTTCTTTCTTCGTCTCTAACTTGCCTAAGTTGTTCCGCCTGTCTATCGTATTTTTCAACCAATAAACTTTGTTGTGCCGCTGCTAATTTCGCGTTATTTGCTAACTCAACGTTGTTCTTGGCTGCTTCTAAAGTTTCTTTTGCATAATTACTAACAGTTTCAGCTACGCTTTCAAAACTATCATCAACTCCCGTGAAAACATCAACGGTTTGTTTACCCGCTTCTTTTATAGTATCAAATGCAGCACTAAATTCTCCCTTTACAAGTTGTCCAATTGCTTTGCCCGCCAATCCTAAAACCTCAACTAGCTGCTCAAACCTTACTACGACACCATCATAAATACTTTTCCCTAACCCTTTAATCGCTTCGGCGGGATCTTCAAATATAGCTTTAAATGTATCAATTATTCCACCGCTATTATCCGTAATAAAACTGAATAAGTCGTTAAAAGCAATACTCAAAACTTCCATAACGGTTGCTAGTGCGTCAACAACTTTCTGATTTTTTTGTCCTAATTCTTTAAATACCTCAAAAGCCTTATTTAATAAGAAAAATATTCCTGCTCCTGCTGCTATTGTTTTAAAAGCTTTACCAATTGATCGAATACCTTTAACGGACTTTTTAGATGTTTCTCCGATATCTTCTAATCCAGTCTTAGTTTCTTTTGAAAAAGTTTCAAACGTTTTATCAAGTCCTTTAACTGCATCCGCTAATTTGTCAATATCAGTTTGCGCACCCTTACTATCAACATTTAATTCAATTGTTTTTTCTATTGCCATTTTATTTCTTGTTTAAGTGCTTTGTATCCTTCCTTAAAAGTTGTTGGTAATTTATATTTGCCTTGTGCGATTCTAATGTTTTCAGTTTCGCCATTTGCGTACTTTAAATTCTCAATTATTAATTTTATCATATCTTTTTTTAAATTAATGTTTGTGCAGCTACCATTGAAGATGTTGATTGATAAATATAAGTACCATCGTCATAAACTTTTGAAACTTGTATTTGATAAAAAGTATTTGCGTTAAATGTTTTCCCAACTAAATTTCCTAAAACTTGTGAAACCGCTTGACCCGTTACAACGCTACCAATTGTCATATATTCTGAATCATCAACTCTTACATAATATTCTCCTGTTTCTTCAACACCTCCATCAACGCCCGTGAAATCAATTGTTATTGACCCGTTTGTTATATTAGACACCCTAAGATCTTCAACTTGTGCAACGGTTGGGTTTACATTTCTTCCACTATCTTGACTTGGAACGGGTCTTTCTGTGTAAAGTTCTAACTCTGATTTGTTAGTTAGTAAATTAGTTTTTATTTTATTTAAAATATATGGTTTGTTGTTTATTACAAAAGTATCGTTCATTTTATAAGTGTTTACAATTCCAAGCGGTAAATATGCAGTCACTTTTAAAAGCCTACTCTGTTTATCAAATGCGGTTTGAACATAATTCAAATATCCTTCTGAAAATAAATTCTTTCCAGTACCTTGAACCGCTTGTAAATATTCATCGGCTTCAACACCAAAGTTTAAAGATGTTCTATTGAAAAAATCTTGAAAAGTAAACGGGGCTAATTGTGTTGGTCTGTTGTATTGGTCAATAGATATTTCATTAAAACCACTTTCGTCTGTTACTTCAAATGAATCATCCGCATCAGTTTCTTGAGCATAAAACAATAAAGGTTTTCCTATTGTTGGCTTAAAGTCTTTGTCTAACATCGCACCTTGTCCAAACGAAGATAAAACCTCTGTATCTTCATTGTTTAATCTTTCGTACATCATTTTCTCAAAATCAACCTCAACTTTGTAATCTCCACCATCCCATTCAGCGTTGCCATAACTTTCTTGTGCGAATTTATTCCCTTGTATATCATCAGAGAATTGGACTAAAAAGCTTTTTTTACTTTTAAAATCAAACACCATATTTTTATACTGAAACAATCGCTCAACCGTTGCTGAACTCATATCAACATACTTTGTAATATCAAACAAACCAGTTCCAGATTGTTGCCAATAAATAGGCGTTGACACTACAATATTATTCCCTTCTTTATAAACAACAAGATTAAATAATTTAAACAAATTACTCAAAAAATCTATAATTTTCATTTTTGGCATTTGTGACGGTATTACGATTTTTGTATCTGTATCTTCTGCATCTGTTTCATAAGAAGCAATATCAACAACTACCCATTGGTGGTTTTGGCTTTGAATTCTTGAAACAACAAGGGTCTGCTGTATATTCAAAGTATTTGTTGACTCATAGACAAACATAATATCCGCCTCCCTTAACCCATTTTCTTCAAAATCAACTAAATATGTCAATTGTTGTTGATCTCCTGTGAGACCATCAAAACGAATAAATTCGCTACCATCTTTGTTATTTATTAAAATAATATCATAAGAAACAGAGGGGTTTGTTACATTTACATATAATGAAAGTTTGTACCTATTGTGTTGTATTTGCCCTGCATAACTATTCCACCCAAAAGCTTTTAATTTTCTTAATTCATTACCACCAGTTAAATCCCAATCCCTATTCTTATTGAGCATCCCTGGGCTTCGATAAAATCTATTGTATATTCTTTTAATTCCACCACCTTCTTCTGCATTACTCATAAACCCTTTCTCTCTGTGAAGCCATAAATAAAGGCTTGAAAAGTTTTGGCTATTAAAGAATCCGTTTTCAAATTTAAGTTGTGGATATTCTTCTGAAATCGCTTCAATTATTCTATGTACTTTTATAGCAGGTTTTAAATCTGTGAATTTAAGTTTATTCCCTGTGATATTATCTCTATAACCATTATTAGTAAAACGCATATTTGCGCTATGATGAATATTTGGAAATATAACATCACTACCGCCACCGCCCCCAGTATCATTATCAAATTTCCCTACAACTGTATTTAAGTCATAATCAAAGTCAAATTGGCTAAGGGTTTCTAAACTTGATAATTCATCCTCTCCTAGTATTTCTTTTAACTCAACTGTTTCCCCATAAAACACAACCTTATAGGCGTGTGGCGAATTGTCTTTTAATGATACACTTTTAAATAGTATTTTTCCTTTTTTATAATCAACCCCGTTTAGTTTGATTATAGCATCGGTTCTATATCTTGCATCAAAACTATTTTCAATATCTGAATTTTCGTAATGTCTAAATATTTT